CTTCGACCGCTACCAGCTCGACCGCTTCGCCGGTGTTGGCAAAGGTAATCGTGTTGTTGCCGGTCTCGTTGATGGTCGTGGCGCACGTCACCGTGCCATTACCACCGTCAGTCTTCATGTACAGCAGCATCCGCTGCCCGATGTACGTCGGAGCCGCCAACGTGCGCGTCTCGGCACCGCCAGTTACCAGCGGGCAGTACCCACTCACCGTGACCGGGATCGCGCCCGCGTCGCCTGGATCGGTGATCGCAGAGAACGGCTTGATGATCGCCCCGCCAGCGGGCTGCAGCGTGTTGGCGCTAGCATCCCAAAGCAGGTAGTTAGCCGCTGCCGAGCCGTAGACCCAGACGTCGAACGACGTAGTCCCGTCGCCGAACTTCAGCACCGTGTTATCGGCCGCACATAGCACGTCCAGGTCGGTGCCGTCCCAGCGGATCGACACGTCGTCGCCGTCGCCGAACTTGAGGATGTCACTGTCCTCAAGCGACACGTCGATGCCGTCGAACGCCAACTCGTTGCCGCTGGCGTCGAAGATTATGTTATCGTTGGCCGTCTGACCGTACACCCACAGGTCGAAACTGAGAGTGCCGTTGCCGATCTTGAACACACTGTCGTCGGTGGTCGGCAACAGATCCAGATCCGTACCGTCCCATCGGAGCTTGGCGTCCCCGACAGACGCGTCGTTGACATCGGCACCGCTGCCGAAGATCAGATCGACGCTGTCCGCCAGGTACAGAGAGTCGGATGATTCTTTGAGCTCGATGTCAGCCATGACTACACCGTAATATTGTACAGGACGGCCGCTGCCTCGATACCGCTCGCGGCACCGGTCGGCGTGAACCGCCCGAAGCCCCAGCGCATTGAGTACACGATCCGCGTCTGGTCGGTCGCCGGGATGCGCTCAACCTCGACCTTCAAGGCGCGCCTGATGCCCAGCGTGAAGCCGTTACGGTTGAACGCGCACACCTGCCCGAGCGTGTTGTTGCCAGCAGTCGTGCTGATCTTGCCGTCGGCTTCGGTCAGGCCCATCGCACTCGACACGATCATAGGGTTGCGCGCAATCATCGCTACCTCGCCGGTCAGTACCGTGGCCTGTGGCCCGTACTTGTCGACGGTTTGCACCTCGGACAACTGCGTGACCTTGTTGGCGGTCGAGCGGTCCGTGATGAAGACCAGGTCGCCCGGGTTGTTCGGGTTGCCCCAGTCGTGGAACCGCGTGCTGTCCCACATCTTCACGCGCAGGTTGTCGCCAAAATCCTCGTAGGTGATGGCGCCAGCCGCGTCGGTGCCGTTGTTCGTGTTGTCACTCAGCCCGACGTGCCGCAGGCCGTCCCACGCCAGGTAGTGCTTCGTGTCGGCCGGGTCGGCGTCGTCGAGGTTGATGTTCCCCGTGCCGGCGTTCGTCGTATCGCCGTTCAGCACCAGGCTATCCTGGTAGTACGCCAGTGCCTTGGTCGCCTGTCGCCGCAGGAACGGCAGGTACGGGATGATCGAGTCCTCTTCCATTTCGCCGGACCACATCTGGTGCATGACAAACTTCGTGGCGCTCACGCTGATGCGCTGCGAGCCCGTCTTGCTCGTCGTGAAATTGCTGGCGTTGCTGGCCGTGGACTCGCTCACGTACAGGAGCTCCGGAAAGTCGACCTCGACCGGAATGTACGCCGTCGGCGCGCTCATGCTAAACGTCGAGATGAGCGGCCAGATGCGAGCCTCGCGTCGTGCGGCCTCCCACAGTGAGCCGACGTACTGCAGGCCGGTCAGCTGCGAGCCGTAGCCCGACTCCGCCGTGTCCATCGCACGGCCGAACGTGTCGCCCTGGTCTACGCGCCTGCCGGCGCGCGTCTCCTGCAGTGCGTGCCGGTACTGCTGGTCCTCGATGTCGTCCATCACATCGCTGTATGCCGTCGGTAGCGCGCGGCGCAGCTCGTCGCTCGGGTGCTCGACCAGCGTGCCAAGATACTCCACATCGGCCGGCTCCAGCCCACGGAACTTGCCGCCCATGTCGTCCTCAGCGCCGAAGCGCATCTTGCGCACGAACTCCTTGTCCGCCGTCAGCTCTTCGATTTTGCTATCGATCAGCTTCTGCGCGTCCTCGGCGGTGAACTCGCCACCCATCGCGCGCACCTTCTCAGCGATGGCTTGGATCAGCTCATCGCGCTCGTCAGTCGTCGTCTTGCTCTCGTCACTCATCTGTCACCACTCCTATGATGTCCGCGATCTCCTGTAGTGGATCGCTCTCATTGTCGTCCATGCCGTCCAGCACCTGCCGGATCAGCTCCTGCGCCTGTTCCAGGGCCGCCAGCCCGCGCGCGTCGATCGTATCCTCGCCCTCAAGATACATCCACACGTCGTCTTTCTCTAGCGCTCGCAACTCATCGTCGCTGAGCCACTCTGGTGCGACCTTGCCCAGCCGCCTATACGCCGGCAGTAGCGCGTCATATCGTGCGCGCCTCTCCGCTTCGTCATCGGCTAGCGTCAGTGCCCCGACCATCTTGGCCGCTACCGTCGCCCAATCCGATTCCACTTCGTCTGCCGTTGGTTCCAGGGTTTCCAGCATCCGGCTGGCTACATCCCGTAGCGCCGAGCGCTGTCGTTCCGCCAGTGCGTCCGGGTCTCCCGGTACTGGCACCGCTGAGATGTCGAGCAACTCGTGCTCGGTGTGCTCGTCGTCCCCTTCGCCGACCGTCACATCACGCCAGCCAACCGATACCGCGTTCAAGTACCCATCGCGGTACTTGCGCTCGACCGTCTGCGCAAAGTCGTCGGCCTCGTCGAACGTGATATCTGCCAGCAACTGATCGCCTTCGAGCCGCACGTCGGCCGTACCGATCGGCAACTGCCAGTAATCGTGTGCCCACAGCACGACGTTGTTGTGCTCGTAGTTGTCGAGCTGCCAGGCCGTCTGGTCAATCTCGATTCCGTCGCGCTTCACGCCCGGCGTCGATGCGACGAACGACATTACGTCGCTGTCGCTGTCCTGCCGGTATCCTCGTGTGTAGTGGTCCATGATCGCTCCTAGTATACCACAGTCTTAGCCCGGACGCTCTGTTGTCGTGTAGGTGAGCCAGCAGCGGCAGTTGATATCCTCTTCGCCAAGGCCGATCTGGCCAGGTGCCGGGCCTGAGCCACCGCCTACGCTAAAGTCATCCTTGATGGCTACGATCTGGCCGTGTGCGCTGGCGTGCGACTCGCGCGTGCGCTCCGTCAGCGCCGAGTTCCACTTTTTGTATCTGGCCCCGATTGCCTTGGCCCCGATCAGCGAGCCGCCATTGTATGCACCTATCACCTCAGTGCGCGCGATCGTCTCGGCCGACGACCGGATGCGCCACGCCATGACATCGGTCACCCGATCCGACAGGTCCCGGATAGACTCACCGGCCGTCATGCCCTCGGCCAGCGACACCTTCAATGCCGCCCACGTCGTTTCATTCACGGGCACGGCGAACCCCTGCGCTCGCCGCAGGATAAATCGCAATACGGCGGCTAGCTGCCGTGTCTCTTCGGACGCCTCCTCGTAGCCCGTCTCGGCGTAGTCGAGTAGGAACGGCTTGGCCTTCGTCCGGAACGTGCGCACCCACCGCTTCATGTCGAATAGCGTATCGATGTCCGCACCCGCCGCTAGCTTGGCCAGTACGCTCCGCCGCTGGTCGTGGAATAGGTCCGTGACCAGCGCTTGAAACTCCCGCTCCATGCCAGCCGTCTTCAACAGCCGCGCTTCCCATGCCGCCCGATGCTCGGCGTCGCCAAACTCACGCGTATAGCTCTCGGTCTGCGTGTCCTGGTCAACAGCGGCAGGGCTGTCTTCGACCACCGGCGCGTCAGCCGTCGGCACCGTACCCGGTGGCGCAACCACAATCTCCGGCCCCGAGATCGGTACCATCTGTGAGGGCATCCACGCCACGTCGCCCCACTCGTAGCCGCCGCTCTCCGGTAGCATCTGCGGCATGAACTCCGCCAAGAGCTTGTTTAGCGGCACGCCCTTCTCAGCCAGCGTTGCTATCTGCTCGACCAGCTCGCCGCGATTCTCCTGGAGCACCTCGACGCCGGACGTGTCAAACTCCGCTCGCGTGCCCTCCGTCTGTAACAACGGGAGCAGCTGATCCGTCACCACGGACGCCATGCGCCACGCGGCAGGAATCACGCCATGCGTGTAGACTGAGCGCATCGCCGAGTCTTGGTTCTCGTATGTCGTCTCACCGCGTAGTAGGTCGATTGGGAATCGGTACGCGCGTGCCACCTCCTCGAGCGACCACTTCATCATCTCCAAATGCTGGGCGTCCTTCGGTGAGAAGCCAAGCGGCTCCACGTCCAGCCGTTGCCGTACCACCGCCCACCGGTGGGCCTTGTCGACCCCCCTCATGCGTCGGCTGAAGTCGCGCTCCAGCTCTTTGATCTGCTCCGCCGTCCACGGCGTCTTCTGCTCCTCCGGTGGCTGGATGATACCAGCGGCCAGCATGCCGTTCTCGAATAGCGCATAGTTGGCCTTCATCGCCGCGCTGCCAGTATCGGCCGCCAGCCGAGCGGCCACCATCGGACTAAGCCCCGACAGCTCGTCGAGCGGGTTCGGGTAGCGGAAGTAGATCACCGACTCGGCGTCCCATGGGATGTGCTGGCCAGTGTCCTCATCGACCATGTAGTAGCCAGCGATGTAGTCTGTGCGCGATGGCACGACCACCATACGATCGGGCCGCACGCGCCATATCTCACGAGCGCCCTCCTCGACCAGCCAGAAGGCGCGGCCCCATAGGTCCATGTCAAGCTGCGTCAGCTCTCGGAGCCATGAGCCGGAGTACTTCGGATTCGGCCGCTCCAACCTCTCGACGGCCACACCGCCCGTCACCTCTTCGTCGTCACGGTACAGCCGCAACGGTAGCTGAGCCAGCAGCTCGGCCCGCCTCGTAGCGCAGGTATAGACAGCGTTCGATGTGGCGATGTAATCGCCGTACTCGCTAGGTGACCACTCCTCGGCTGGTATGCCCCATGTCTCAGACGCCACTCCAACAGCCGCCGGTCCTGCCAGGTACGCGCGCACTCTGT